AAGCGCCACACTAACTTCGCGATGGAGAACATCGAGCAGACCGTCAACGGTACTGCCGCCAACTCCGGCCGCGTGTCCGTCACTGTTGCCCGCAACGGTGATCTCGTCGGTGACATGTACATCGAACTTGAGTCCGCGATCGCGTCCACCGTCACTGCCGAGGCTGGTGACTGCAACTGGGTCGCCGAGCGTGCGATCAACAACGTCGAATTATCGATTGGTGGCCAGCGTGTCGACAAGCACTACCAGAAGTGGTGGCGTCTCTACTCCGAGCTCTACCTCGATGAGTCCAAGAAGGCCACTTGGGGTAAGATGACCACCGCGGCGGACACTGGCGCCGGCACTGGTGCTGTCTACCTTCCTCTCGTTTTCTTCTTTAACCGCAATCCCGGTCTTTACCTCCCACTAATTGCCCTGCAGTACCACGAGGTCCGCATCGATTTCGATTTGGCTTCCGACATGGAGACCTTCCTTAACAAGAACGTCTTCAAGGTCTGGGCCAACTACGTCTACCTTGACACTGAGGAGCGTAGGCGCTTCGCCCAGAAGGGTCACGAGTACCTCATTGAGCAGGTTCAGCACACTGGCACTGACACTATTACCTCCGGTGGCACCAAGCAGGTCCGCCTCTCCTACAACCACCCCGTCAAGGAGCTCGTGTGGTGCTTCTCCAACACCGCGGCCAAGTCTTCTCTTTGGAACTTCACCTCCAAGAACCTTGTCACCGAGATCAAGCTTGAGTCTGATCCCCACGACACTGTTTCTAACTGCTTCATCCCCACCTCCTACTCTGGTGTGCCCCTCCTCGCGACCGGTCTTTCTGCCGGTACCGAGCCCTTCACTGAGGAGGCCGCGGGTCCCCTCTCCACCTTCAAGGTCATCCTCAACGGTCAGGACCGCTTCAAGGAGCAGAAGGGTAAGTACTTCAACCAGGTCCAGCCCTACAACCACCACTCCGGCTCCCCCTACGCCGGTGTGTACTCGTACTCCTTCGCCCTCAAGCCCGAGGAGCATCAGCCCACTGGCACTTGCAACTTCTCTCGTATCGATAACGCGCAGGTCCAGGTTGTTGCTAACGCGACCACCGCCACCGCGATGCACATGTTCGCTGTTAACTACAACGTCCTCCGCATCCAGTCCGGTATGGGTGGCCTCGCCTTCTCCAACTAAATGCCCATACGCGGTATTTTAGTAAATAATTAAAAAACAAAAAAAATCATTTTTAAAGTGCACAATTAAATGCTATTTAAAAAAGAATTTATATATCAAAATATTATGTCCCCAGCCATCGTCGCGTTTTCACCCACTCGCCCCGTCCGTGTGCGACCCCGTCTCACGAATAAGACTAAACCACGTACAGCCGTTCGTACAAACTATAAAGTTACATTGGAGACACCAGACGGTCAGGAAAATTTTGATTGTGATGGAACTATTTATATCTTAGAGGCAGCTGAAGATGAAGGATTAGATCTTCCATACTCGTGTCGTGCGGGTGCATGTTCTACATGCGTCGGGAAAGTATTATCCGGAAAGGTTGATCAAAGTGATCAGTCCTTTTTGGATGATGAACAAATGGACGAAGGGTACGCCATGTTATGTGTAGCATATCCACTCGAAGATATTAAAGTTAAAACGGGTGTTGAGGATGAACTTTATTAATAAACTTAAATACAAGCCTCTCATTCTAGATAATGATCAAGAAAGTCTTAGAACTTTTTATTAAAGTGGATAAACCTCTATTGGGACGTTGGAATTTGAAGTCGTGTAACGAAATTTCAACATCCATCAATTCTATCTATCAGAACAGGGATCATTGTGGTGATACGATATGTAAAACACCAAAGAAGGCTTCAGATTACCCCTCAAAACAATCCTCCACCGAGAGCACCCATGAGGGTACCAACGAGAGTCATACAACTGGTTGAAGAAGCGATGGGTGTGGTAGGAATACTACCGGCTGACCTGACGGCTGAGGAGGAGCAGCATAAACAACAAAGTAACATTAACATAAAGCCAATTTGTTGCATCTTTTTTATAATGACTTAGAAAATAAACCCAATACCTAATCATGTATGAGATTTACACTGATGGAAGTTCTCTCGGAAATCCTGGACGTGGTGGCTGGGGTGTGGTCAGTGATGGTTTTAAGCTTAGCGCTGGACAACCTAATTCAACAAATAATCGGATGGAGATGACAGCTATTTTGCGAGCTCTTGAAGAGTGTGTGAAGAGAGATATTCAAGAGGTGCGTATATTTACGGATAGTAACTACGTGAAACAAGGAATAAATTCATGGATTATAAAATGGAAACAAAATGGGTGGATGACATCTACGGGTGCACCAGTGAAAAATAAGGATTTGTGGATTGCTATCGATGAAATGCGTAAAAAATTGAACGTAGTTGAATGGAAGTGGGTCAAGGCTCATAATGGCGACCCTAGAAATGAAGAAGCTGATAAATTAGCCAGGGAGAGTGCGAAAAATATATCCGCGTAATTTAAGACCATGAGTGTTCAAAAGAAAGACGAACACTGTGAGTGGTGTGAAAAACAAGAAAAGTTGCTTATAAAATGGGCTGAAAAGGCGGCTGGATACCGCTGGTTGCATAATCATGCACGCCTATTCTACAAGAAACAGAATGATTGGTTATCTTATCCTAGTATAGTCATAGCCAGTATAACAGGGGTGGGTGGTTTTGCCGTTTTAAATCCGAGTGGTAATGAAGATGTATCCCAAGATACGAAGAATAATATTATGATCATCCAATATTTCTTTGCTTTCCTAAATGTTTTGGGGGGGATTTTGACGAGTATCTCAAAATTTAGTCAGTCTCTACCTCTATCTGAGGCACACTCGGCTATGTGTGTACAATGGTCGAAGTTCTATAGGTCTATCGATATGGAAATATCACTCGATGTTAAGCATCGTTCAGAAGTGGTTGAGTTTCTTATGAAATCTAGAGAAGAATATGACAAACTTTTAGATGATGCTCCAGACATCCCAGCTATAAGTATACAGGCATTCATGGTACAATTCCCCGATAAAGAGAACAAGCCAGATGTATGCAACGGACTCTCGATTGTCGTGAGCGACGATGCTGCATCTGTGACAGCCTCCAGACGTGCAGTATCCAGGTGGTTGGGTGCTTTTCAAAATATTACGGCGAGGAGAAAGAGTCGAGATATAGACGAATTAGAACGAATGTCTTCCGTATAAATTTCTCAGTACATTGTAAATGATTGCGAAAGTTTTGACAATTTTGTTCATTACCATTGTATACGGTCTCGTGTACGCTACTATTCATAAAGCTGATCCAACAGCGTTTGGATTTGAGGATGGACTTTTTGATCCTTTTTACTTTAGCTTCACTACGATGTCGTCCGTTGGCTATGGTGATTACTCACCAAAGTCCAGGATCGCTAAGGCTGTTGTCATGTCTCAACAGACTATTCTCATCATCGAGCTTATCAGTATTCTCGAAGACACAGTGCTCGGAGGGAGTGCCGACAACGTCTTCAACCTCAATAAATTAGCTTAAAGTTGAAGTTCCTATATAGTATGTGGGTGGTCCCCACCGTTATACAAGTTGATTAGTAACATAATCAAATTGCACCGTTCTTATAGCTCAGTTGGTTAGAGCGTGGTGCTTATAACGCCAAGGTCACGGGTTCGAGCCCCGTTTGGAACAGCTTTTAGAGTGGGTTATCCTCACTGTAAAAGTTGTGATTTTCATTTCTATTACTCAAGTATGACTCCCACACAAGTTGGGATCAAATTGGATGATACGACGTCTACTAATGATTTAGATTCGTTTTTTACTCAAGTATGGTCTCAGGACAAACGTGTTAATATTGTTTTAGATGCTAGGGATTGTAGAAGAATTTCATTAGGGCGTATTCTTTCTATGAAAGGTGTGTTAGATGAACATAGACACAGTTCTAAAAAATATATAAACCATACGGTTGTCTTGGTCAATTCGGGATTTGCACGATTTATATTACGCGCGGGTTTGGCAATCATCAAGACTGAAAGACCAGTTTACATAAGACGGGCTTAGTACCCAAAGACGATATCACTGGGAGTCAATGAAGGGTTTTGTCGTGAAAAATAATTTTTCATACCATGATCACTATGACCAATTGTACTTGAACCACTCCTATCGATTTTCATACAATTTCTAAGATCTTTATAATATACACGGGCACCTTTAGAAATTAAGTCTTCAGTTTTATTATCCACATGATTATCCATAGGGAAATAGTATTTCATATACTTTTCCATATTTTTTACATTAATAAGATAACATTTCATACTAGAAATCCAAACAACTTTTTCTAAATCTCCCTTCTTTTCCACTGGTTTTCTAGATAGACAGTGAAAGAAACACATTTCAAAATTATCACCTAGTGTGTCTATAACTTTTTGAACTTCATCGTAGATCTTATGTTTTTTTATAACGACATTATCTTCAAAAATTAATGCATATTTAACACCGTCGTCAATACTTTTTTTCATGATATTAATATGACCTAGAAAAGCCCCAATAGCCCCAACGTTGAAGTAGGTTATGTCCGGACGTTTAACATCTGGATCATAATGCATTTCTAGAGCCTTTTCATAATATTCAGGTTCTATCATATTTTCATATTCTCTAACGTTTTTCAATTGTTTTGTGTTTACACCATAAACCGTTTCAATTGGAATGCTATTTTTATGAGACTTGAAAAATTTTGTTTGTCTTTTTGTGGATTCGGGTAAAGTTAATAAAAAACATTTATAGTCATATTTTTCAAACTTTTTTCGTTTTGTGTACCAAAGTAACAAGCATACGATCACAAAAAGTATAACATACACAATCATATTACTTAAACAGGAGAAAATATATATCAGTAAGAATGAATGGTATAGATGTATGTGGTCTGGTAGGATCCGTCGTCATCGTCATAATGTTCATACCTGAAATTCACCATGTGTACAAACACAAAGATGCAAAAGCTATAAATTACAATTTTCTACATTTGAACCTGGCTGCGAGTATATTGTCCCTCGTATATTCGTTCCACTACAATGTGATACCCATGACCATCACCAATGTTTCAGCCGGTCTTTTCTCCTTGCTAATGTATTATTTCAAGCATATGTACGAGGTTAAAGAAGAGAAACGAATTGTTGATATACCTGAGGCTCCTATAGTGTAGTTGGTTAACACTGTGGACTTTGAATCCACCGCCCCAAGTTCGAATCTT